TCCGGCACACCATCCACCAACTCGCCTTCTATCGCATTCACATCATCGGGCCGCCGCCCGCTCTCGACAATCCACCCCGCGCTCACAGCCGCATACAATGCCCCGCAGTTATATTCCGCATTGCTTAACCGTCCAACGGGCAGCGCGTCCAATCCGTTGATCTCGCGCCACTCGCGGAAGGACCGCGCCCAGGCATTCACGTCGCGCTGTCGCAGGTCGTCTTTGACCACCAAGTGCAGCCCGCTTTGCTCGTCGTCGAATCGCATCTCGATCTCTCCCCCTCTCCCAATGGGATAGGGTTATGGCAGCGTCGCTTCTACGGAAGCGACGCCACACTGTTCGTGATACTGTACTTGAAGTAATTCGCCAGCGTCGGGTTGTACGTCCCCTGGTAATTCAAGTCCAGCATATACACGCCGTCCTCTTCGCTCATGGCCGGCTCGCCCACGATCGTGCCTGCGAAGTCCAGCTGCGCAATCGCGCTGGCGCCCGCCGTGCCCTTGATGCGCACCTGGTGCTGCAGCACCGCCGCGTAGGTCAGGAACGAATCCAGATACGCCTTGCTCGTCGCGTCAAATTCCAGCGACAACTTCAACGTCACCGAACCCGGCTCGGCTTTCTTCTGGCGATAGCGGCCCGGCAGCAGACTGCCCAGGTAATGGCGCACGGCCGTGCCCAGATCGATCGATAACTCAAAAGCCGTCGCCAGCGTGGCGATCGCCGTCGTGCCGATCGTGCCGTCCCACGCATCGATGTACAGCAGCGTGTCGCCGCCCTCGATGGGCGTTACTGCCCGATCGGACAGGGCCGCCAGTGCGCCGGTGGTCTTCTGCTTGCCGATCAAGTCGGCGGCAAACTTCCACTCTTCGCCGGTCTTGCCGCTGATGACCAGTTTGTTGACCACCGCGCCCAGCAACTTGTACACGTCGGTGCTTTGTCCGTCATACAGCGTCATCATGCGATTCGTAGCCACCGCCGTCAGCGGCGCCGCGCCGGCGCGCACATACGGCCCCGCGCCCGACGGCGTCACATCGCCCAGCAGCGATTCGAGGTAATAGCACAGATCCTCGTAAGTGGCGAAGCCCTTCATCGACGCCTTGCCAAAGTTGATCTTGCGGATGGCGTTGTATGCCGGTGCCAGGCTGCCCCGCATTTCCTTCAACAGCGCCGCGCCGCCCTGGGACTCAATCTTGATCTCTTCCACGCCCATCAACTTGGCGGTGGCCGTGGCACTTGTGCCCCAGGTCGTCTCTTTACCGGCCTGCACCGTTTGCAGTCCCGTCAAATTACCTGCCATGCTTCACCTCACTTGCGCTTGTGCGCCAATTTAGGTCATCGCTCGCCACGGCCGGCGCGTCCGTCGCGTGGACATACAGCCCGCTGGTCACCAGGGCGTATACCCCGCCAGCCTCAATCGCTTCGTCGTCAGTCAGATCGCGCGCCGGCACGCCCTGCAGATACGCGCCATTGCCCACGTACTCAAGCATCGAACACCTCCACCAGGAGCGGTATCGGCAGCACCAGATACGATTTGCCACCCTCATCTGGGACCGGCTCGGGGATCGCGAAGTCATCATCATGACCAATCCAGTTCCAGTTCGCCGTCCGTCGATTCGCGCTCACCACGTCGGCGATCGCTTTATCCAGCGCCGCCAGTTGATCCTCGGCCATCTTGTCGGTCCAGCCGGCCGCCGCGTCGGCGTCGGCTACCCAGACCAGCACCAGTTCGCGGAAATAATTTCGGTAACGGGTGCCCGTCAACTCGCGCGGCTTGCGTTTCACGCCGGCATCCGTCACCATCACCACCGGCGCTTTGCTGCCGAAGTCGCCGATCAGCCCGTCGTACACCTGCTGCGTCGGCTTGCCACTGCCCACCAACGCCGCCTGTAGCAGTGCGGCCAGGGCAGACCGCGTCGTGCTCTGATCGATCGCGGCCACGTTACGCCCCCTTCAACCCGGTGCGCCGCGCCACCATCGTGATGTGCACGCGAATCGAGCGCGGCAGCGGCTTCATCTCTTTTTCCACCGACGTGCGAACCTTCGCCCAGCGGTTGCCGTGGATACGGCTCTGGCTCGTGCCATAGGCGTCGCCGCCCACATATTTCGAGTAGCGCGCCTGTCCGATCAGGCTGTAGCCGGCCATCGCCCGCGCGGCGCGCGGATTGCGGCGGATGATCCACGACTTGCCATAGGTCCCTGTCCGCATGTAGGGAATGCCGCCGCCAAAGCCGTTCGTGGCGAAGAAGGCAGCGCGCTGCTTCTCGCTGTCCCACCGCACCCGGCGCGGGCTGGGCGGATAGCGCGTCACGCGCTCTTTGGCGCGCTGGAACGCTTCGTAGATCTGCTGCGCGCCGATGTTTGGAATCTCGCGGTCGAGATTCTGCAAGCCCATCCGCACCAGCTTCGCGCCGACGATCTGAACTGACAGCGTGGTCATAGTTTCAGGTCCTCGACGATGAGTTTCAGGTACGGGTTGGCATCGATGTAGGTTTCCAGCAGTTCGTGCGGCGTGTTCAGCTTCAGCCGGCTGCGCAATTCCTGGTCAACCGGATCGAGCGGCGTACATTTCACCGAGCTCAGATATGCCGCCGGCGCGCCGCGCGTGCCCGTGGCGCTCAAGGCCGGGCTGCGCTTCGTCGCGGCCGTCACGCTCGCCAGCCGCTTGAACGCGATCGAGCCTTGTGGAAAGCCCGCCCATTCGGCGACCGATCGGATCGGGTAATCTTTCCCGGCCACCACCAGCACATCACCTTCGACGATGTCCACGCTGCTCATGACGTCGTATACTCCGTGCCGTCCGGGGTCGCCCCCGCGGCCGCGTAGCCGTCGTTGCGTTTCACGCCCACACTGAATGCCGTCACGCTGCCGCTGGCACTGCCATACTGTTCACGCAGCGTGACGGCCTGCCTGGCCCACTGCTCGGCCACCGCTCCGAAGTCTTCGCGCCGGCTGCCCACGCTGATGTTGGCCACCCGCGCCCAGTGCCGGGCCAGCAGTTCGCACGCGGCCGCGCATGCCCGCATGACCGCGCCCTCGCGCGTGATCAGGCTCTGCAGTTCCTCGTCGCTCAGGTTGGCGCCGTCCGGCTTCACGCCGCTGCCGGCGGTGGTATCGCCCAGTTCCAGCCGCGCCTTGCCGACGTCCGTGCTCAGATCGTATGTGAAGGCCATCTTACTTGCCTCGCTTGACGCTCTTCTTGCTGGGCTTGCTCTCCGCGCCTAGATCGTTCTGGGGCGCGGCCGGATCGTCGTGAATAATCGGCGGCACTGTTTCCGCGGCAACAGGGGGTTGGCCGGTTGCCTCACCCTTAAGCATCGTCACCAGGGCCGGACTGGTAAACTCCAGCGAGTCCCGGACGACGACCTCCACACCGCCCACGCGCTTCGCCAGGCACGGCGCACAGATCCCGCCGCCGGCCAGCGCCGCATCGACGCTAATCGCAAACCAAATCTCGGTCTGCGGTTCGCCACAGTCGTGGCAGGTATTTGGGAGTCCCGTGTGGGTTTCGATCATGCGTGTCTACCTCCGTTCTGCCCGGCCGGTGAGTAAATACCCACTCACCGGCCGGTCCATCGCGATCGGCCTAATACCGATCCATCCCAACGCCTGAGCGGCGTGCGTTATCAGCTGATCGCCGGACTGACGTAGTCGCCGTTCGCCGCAAAGTACGTGGCCGTCCCGGCCAGGCGATTGGCGACGCCCACGCCGAAGGTCATCATCGCCACTGCATCCTGCAGCGGGAAGTTGAGGATCTGCGCCACCAGGCTCAGGCCCAGCGGGTAGCCGGCCTCGTAGCGCACCACCAGCGGATTGTCCGGGCTGCCAAAGCCAAACGGTTTAAACGCGCCCGCATAGGCGGTCGGCAGCCGCGGCGTGGTCTTCACGCGGAACCAGGCGTCATCGGTCTCGATGATGCCGATGTACGTCTCTTCGCTGATTTGGGCGCGCACTTCAACGCCGGCCGTGCTCAGGACGCCGCGCTCCGGTTTCTTGAACTCGGTCTGACCCGCCCACGTTGCCTTGTCGGCCTCTGAGACGATCAATTCAAACGGCGACGCGAAGCCGTGCTCGCGCAGCGTGCTCGCCATCGCCTTCAGGGCCGCCGTGCGGCCGGCCGCGTCCGCCGCATACCGCAGGAAATGATTGTGTGACGACGTGAAGGCCTTGCCTTCGTAAGTCGGCGGCACATACGCGCTGTCAGCCGTCCCGCCGTCGGCGAACGGCACGCTCTTGCCGGTCGAGCCGACCGTGTCAGCGGTGTTCTTGAAGAGCCGCTCGTGGATGCGTTTCTCCCACGAGTTCTGCGCGCGCTCGATCAGGCCGCGGATGTCGCGGTTCAGGTTGACCATCCGCGCCCGGCGCAGCGCCAGATATGTCCAGGACAGCGCGCCGCCATAATCGTGCATCGGCAGCATGTGGCCCGTGCCGTCCCGGTAGATCGGATCGGGCCGGCCTTTGTCGGTCAAACGCTTTAATTCATTGGAGTCGCCGCCGATGTCGTATTCGGTGGTCAGGTCGGTGGTGGTCGTCAGATACTGCGCCCAATATCCACTCGTCAACGACCGATTAAACAGCACCAGCGCTGCGCCGATCTGGGTCACCACCTGGTCGAAAGTCGTGCCATCGTTCAGCCGGTAGCGGGTCAGGTACGACAGGTCCCAGTTGCCGGGCAGCCGCAGCACATTCTTGAGATCGTTGATGCCGATAGGCATGGTACACCTCGCTCTTGTGTGTGTGAGTAACGGCCAAGCGCCGGCGACGGCGCGCGACCGTTACGAGTTAATGACGATTCCGTTGGCGCGCAGCGCGGCCAGGATGGCGTTGATCTTCGCGGCCACGTCAGCGAAGTTGTTGTTCAGCGTCCCTTGATTGAACGCCGCGCCGACGTCGGTCAGCGTATCGTTTGCCGTGCCGGTCGTCGAGTCGGTCAGGCTCGCGATCTTCGTCTGCGGCACCGGCGCAAACGGCAACACGAAGATCGTGTTCGCGTCCAACGCGAATGAGAATGGCCAGACCACGCTATCCGCCGCGCTGGGGGCCGCGTCGGCCAGCTTGCCGGCGGTTTCAGACACGTACTGGCGCGCGCCAGACGTCATCCCGCTGAAGCCCGTTACCGGCCCGAAGAACACCACGTGCACCATGTCGCCGCTGGCGAAGGTCTGCGCGCCGTTCTCGACGGCCGTCACGATGCCCAAGCCCTTGGCGGTCGCGATCGCGGACGCATCGCACTTCTGGACTTGATCGGTTGCGTTCACATACACCACGTCGCCCACGCTGCCCGCGCCGCCGGCCGGAATGTCGCGGCCAATGGCCTGGGGCAGTTCGGAGATTTGTACCAGTGTCAAGCTGATGTCAGCCATGTCGGTTGCTCCTATTTCTTGGTAGGACGGTGATCGCGAATGCCAAACTGCTGCGCGATCTCGTCTTCATCCAGCGCCAGATCCTTGCTGCCGCCGCGCTTCGTGGCGCTGGTATCGCCGGCGCGCGGCGGTTTCTTGTCGGCCTTCGCGGCCAACAGGTGGGGGCGGTCCTCGACCACTTCGGCCAACAGATCCTCGACGTCGTCGATCGTGCCGTCCTCGTTGATGACTGCTTCGCGCAGAATCAACTCTACAGCGTCATCGCGGGCTGTGTCGTTGGCCCAATTGATCTTCGCCCGGCGCGCCGCTTTCGCGATCGACTGGCGAGCCCCCATACGGCGCAGCTCGGCTAGTAACTTCTCGTTCTGTTCCCGCAGCGTGCGCAGCTCGTCGTCGGCGGTATCGTCGCCATTCTTGCCGTTGGCCTTCTCGCCTGCCTTGGACCCGGATTTCTTCTTGAGCGCATCGAGTTCAATGCGGCGGCTGGCCGCTTCGCGGTTGGCTTTCTTCAAGGCCCGCGTCACCTTCGCCAACTGTGCCTTCAGTTCCTCGGCCGTTGGCTCGGCTTCCTCTTCCTCGTCGCCCTCGTCGTCGGCGTCGTTTCCCGCCGCGTCGTCCGTCTCGGACTCGTCCTCGGTCTCGTCGAGCTCCTCGTCTTCAACGTCATCAAGTTCCTCGTCTTCGACCTCGTCATCCTGATGCTTGCCCGTCCCGGGCGTCTTCTTAGCCATCTCGGCCAGCCTCCAAACAAAATGTGATTGCAAACGGGCTGTCGACTCACGCCGGCTTGCCCGGAATTGCTACAGCCCAAACCCGCCGAGGTCGTCGGCGTTCAGCACCTGCCGATAATCGAACGTGCAGTGACAGTGCGTCAGGCACTGGCTGTTTCCGATCGGGGGCAATGTGCCGATCGGCTGCCACCCCTCCGCGGCCAGCTCAATGCAATCGTCACAATGATCGGCCACGCCCAGTACCCGCCGCTCCTGATTCATCTCGCGCAGCGCCATGTCCGCGCGCCGAATTTGCTCATACGTCCGCCGTCCGCTCTCGCCATACATCAGCGCCCGGTTGATCAGTGTGCCGTTCAGGCGTTGCTCTCCGCTTTCGATCTGCAGCGCAAAGTTTTGCAGGTACTCATACTGCCAGCGCAATTCGTATCCGATGCGGCCATAGTCGCGTTGATCCAGCTGCGCCCAGCCGCCCACTGCTTCCGCGCCGGCCGCCAGGTGAATCATCTTCACTTCTTGCGCCATGCGCGTCTGCCAGTCGCTCAGACTGATCCAGCCCTCATTCAACCCGCGCGCCAGGTCACGAATCTCGTCTTTTGCATCCTGAATCGTCTGATCTAGCGCCGATCGAATTTGCGCGTGACTCACAAAGCGGCCGGTGTTCAGGTCGATGTACTGCCCGGCATCCTCATTCCAGCCATAGCCCGGCGTCAGGTCATTTGCTCGAATACCGCTGCCCATCACGCCACCTGTCTATCGGCCTGCGCGTCGAGCAGCCGACGATACTTCGCCGGCGCGTGTTTGCGCCACCACAGCCGCGCCAGGCGTACATCCGTCGGCGTGACCGTGCACATCTTCGTCAGTTCAGCCGGCGACCAGATAATGGCCTTGCCCAGCGGCACACGCCTTCTTCCTCTACCGTTGGGAAAGGACTGAGGTGAGATTATCATTGTGTCAGCCCATCCACCGTGTCTGTCAGCGCGATCTTCAGCCGGCTGCGTTGCTCTTCCTCGCGCTGTTTCCACATCTGCTCGATCTCGTCCGGTTTATACCCAGCCTTGGCCCACAGCGTCTTCAGTGGCACGTCAAGTGAATCCTTCTCGATCTGATAGCCCTGCAATTCCTGCAACCGATCGCGCTTCTCGGCATTTTTCCACAACGTCTCAAAGGTCGCGGTTTCATCGAGCAGCGCACCATCGACCCCGCCGCCGAAATGATTCTGCAATCGCCGCGCGATCGTCATCACGTCTTCCCAGGCGTCGCCGAAGAGCGTATGCCGCAGACCCACTTTCGCCAGCAGGCTTTCGATCTGCTGCTTCAACGTGTCCGCGCTGGCCACCGCGCCGCTAAATTGATACCGGCTTACAGGTGTGCGCGTGATAATCGCCAACCACAACACCAACTTTTCCAACAGATTCAACAGCGGATCGAGCGGCGCGCCGTCAATTGCTTTGAAGTCCGCCTCTTGCGCGCTGCGCGTCGTGCCGATCGTCTGCCCCGGCTCGATGTCCAGCCAGTTGCTTTGATCGGCAGCCGGAGCCTGACCATCGGTCGTCGGCAGAAACCCAAGCGCCACGAAGACGCGAAACGCTGTCACGTCGCCGGCGGCCAACAAATCAATCAGAGCCTTGTTGATCGCATTCTGTAACGGGATCGCGTCCCAGGCTTCGGGCCGCATCTTCGGGTTTCGGAAGTGCACCACGGGAATGCCCAGCGGCTCGCCGGCATCATCCACCCACGGTCGCGGCCAGATCGGCGACTGCGTGCCATCCTCATTCTCGATCACATCCCCTTCGGCGATCAGCGTCTCAGCGTCGAGCGGTGTCCAATCAGACCCGTTGTGAAAATACTTCTCGATGCGCTCTGGGTAATAGAGCGTCAACCGCTGGCGCGCCTGGCCATTGCCTAGCGATTCAACCCAGCGCTTGGACGCAAACAGCATCGGCTGATTGGGATCGTCATTGGCATAGGTCGCCTTGCAGCCTTCGCCGGTACCTTCCACCTCTGGATCTGTGTAGCGATTGTGGGGAATAATTCGCAGGCGGCGCTCGTCGTCGTCCCAACTGACGATCACAAAACTCTCGCCATCGCGCACCGTGTCTTCGTGCACGTCGTTTTGCTTGGCGTCAACTCGATCGGCCTGCCACGTGGCCCACGCCCACAGCGCGCTCGCCTCGTCGGTGCACTTGAAGCCGGCCACCATCATGCGCTCGGTCACCGCCTCCACCACGCCGCGCACGACGTTCATGCAGAACTCGTCCTGCAATTCGTCCACGCCCAAAAACGTCTTGGCCCGCTCTGTCAAAAACGTCGGCTGATCGCCTTCGTGATAGGCGCGCGCCCTGACGATCTGTTTTTGCCGCTCAAGTTCCTCTTCATATTGCCAATGGGCAAAGGCCAGCTCGGCTAAATTGGTAGTGATTGGCATATTAGCGTCCGTACTTCATGGCAAACGATTGTGGGCCGGCGGCGATGCTCAGCACGCAGTACCGCAGCGCGTCCAGTCGGTGATACTTCCGTTTGTCTTCGATCTCATTGGTCGGCTGCCCGCTCTCGTCGAGTTTGCGCTTGTACGATCCCAGTTCATCCCGCACGCCTTTGCATGTCTTGAAGACGTACAGCCTTTTCGTCTTGAACAACCCCACCACCCGATCAATCCCCGATTCCACGTCGCTGATGGGGGGCCGCTGTACGTCTATGCCCTCATGCTGCCAGTCCATCCGGTACTGGTCTTCGCTGGGCGCGCCGCCCGACCATCCGACTATGTTCTCAAACTTGGCCGCCGCCTTTGCGGCCTGGGCGTGTTCGTGCGTCGTCTTGCCGCCGCCCAATGACTCCCGGTACACAATCAACCGGTCGCGATCAAGATCGTGTGCCACCCAGACCAGCGCCGTGTTGACCGGTCCAAAATCCAACCCCACCCAGCGCGGCCAGCCGGCCGGTAAATCAAACGGCTCGATCGCCTGCGTCTCGTCATCATACGCCCCGTAGATCAGGCCCGGCGGCCGCGCAAATTCGCCCTTGTAAAACATGGCGAAGCGCTGGTCCTGCATCTTCCCGCGAATCCGCTCGTATTCCTCGGGCGGAAAAGCCGGGTTGATGATGGACGAGAACTGGATGACGGCGTGATCCGGATCGCCGGCCACCCAGGCGTCGTAGATCTCCGTCTTCAGCCAGCCCAGGTTGTAAATCGTCGTCGTGCCGAGCACCCGGCCCAGGTTCAGCGCCATGCGCCGTTGCACCGCTTCCCAGGTCTCCAGCGTAAAGGCGTCCTGACCGCACTCGTCCAGCCACGCGCCTTTGCCCGTCAACGACTCAAGCCCCCCGCCGCTCTCTGCCGAGCGCAAGATGATGCGCCCCCACATCGTATCGTCCGCCCGCCGCGCCAGGAACTTGCCGCTCTCCGGGTCACGCAGTTCGATCACGCGATCGCCCGACCAGTAGCGCCCGATGCGCAGCACGTGCTCAAACGTCTCGCGCAGCGCCGGCAGCATCTTCAGTTTGAAAAGATCGTATGAGGCGGTGACGCCTAAATAGTCGCCCGCGCCCCGCCGCTGAATCTCACGCCACAGCCACCACGGTCCAAATGTCGTCTTGCCGCCCTGGCTGCCGGCCAGCACCCAGATAAAGCGGCGGTCGCTGCGCCAGGCCCTGCTTTGGCCCTCGTGAAAGCTCAGGCGCAGTTGCTCGTTTTCGATACGCCACAGGCTCGGCGGAGTCATGCGCCGCCGGCTGCGGGCTGCGGCTCTGGTTTCAATTCGGCGATGATTTCCTTGAACGGAATCGGCCCGCCACCTGGCCCGCTGATCTCGCCGCGATCTTTGTACTTCTCTGGCTTTGCGCCCTTCAACAGAAAGATCAGCAGGGTGTCGCTGTATTCTTGAACCGCGCCGACTTCGACCGTGCCAACGCCTGTGCCGCCACTACCAAAGACCGGCTTCTGCACACCTTTCACCGCGCGCCGCCAAGCTTCGGCTTCCAGCGTATCGCCAGCATCTTCCAGCGCCGCGTCCCAGAGCTCGTCAAACGCTTTGTTGCTGCGGCGTTCGCGGTAGGCTGTCGCTCGGTTCACCTTTGCCTTTTCGCACGAGGCCCGGATGTTGCCGTTCTCGCGCAGCGTGTTGATAAAGATCGTCTGCCAGTCCCGTCTCCGGGTGGCCGCCGTCGATGTTCTCTGGCTTTTTTTAGGTGTCGCTTTTGTCGCTTTCGCCATAGTCGATCATCTCGATCTGTCTCGGGGGGGCATCTCGCCCCGTCTGGTGTTTCCGCGGCAACATCAATGCCGATCCCGCGTGAAGGTGAGCGGGTCATAATAGTCGCGCCGCACCCGCGGTTCGTCGTCGCCGGGCCAATCGGTCGGCTTCTCGCTCAGGTCTATCTTGGCCAAGTCGTAATGCAAGTGCCAGGCTTGCGTGCCTTCGGCATTGCCCACCGTGCCGAGCAGGTAGCCGCGCGTAACGATCTGGCCTTTCACTACATCAAAGCGCTCCAAATGCGCCAGGCGCGAATAGACGGCCGTGCCGTCTTCGAGCACGTGCTTGATGACGACAATCTTGCCCCAGACCGGCAGCAGATCGGCCACCGCCACGGTACCGTCCGCCGGCGCGTACACGGGCGCGTGCGCGTCCGCGTTATAAGCCGGGAAATTGAGATTGAGATCAGCCCCCGTGTGCACATACCATGGCCGCGTCCCGACCTGATAGCGTTTGGCAAATCCGGTCGCGT